AGATGAATTAGCAAGCAAGTTGATTTTCTTACTTGCAACAGTAGCAAGTAGCGAACACTTGCAAGCACTATGGAATAGCACTAACGAACTTGCTAACAAGAAGGTTGATGAAGTGACCGACTTGTATTGCAACTTCTTTAGTGATGACTTCAATAACAACAACAACTAACAACTAATAGAAACGGAAAACTAAATGTCATACGCAATTCTTATTACAGGGGAAACAACAGAAGCAGGAACACACAAGCAAATCCTTATCGCTAATCACAACAACAAGAACTACGCATGGACACGCAAGACCAATGGTGGTCGTGGTGAAACTAATGCGTGGTTCGATAATGATTATGTAGATGTAATTGCAACAGCAAGTAGCACACACATTGTTGGTGAAGTTCTATCGTCACCACTAAGTGATGTTGATGTAACTGCAATCGAAACAGGTGAGCGACCAACAGTTCTTATTCAGAAACTCACAAAGCAATTCGGGTTACGACATAAGAACACAGACACAACTAAAACTATTGCAGATGTATTAGTTGATGTTGATTACATTCTAAAGAACAATCCGCAAGACTTAGACAAGTATCGTCCAGACGGCAGAAAGGATAAAAGTGTGACCGCAACAAAAACTTCCGCACCAATCGCACCAATCACAACACCAATCATTCAAGTTGTAAGAGAAGAAGCAAAGCAAGATGTATTAGGTGGCTATTCAATAAATGTTCCAAGCAAAGAGTTTATTGGACACTACATTGAACGCAATCTTGTAGGTAATGTAAAAGAACAAGCCATGTATGACACCGCAAAAAAGTTGAAATACAATGTTCTTTTAGAAGGTGGTGCAGGTTCAGGTAAAACTTCTTCACCAATCTTCTATGGTTACAAGAACAATCAAGGTGTAGTTGTTGTTTCAATGTCTGCTGGTATTGAAGTTGGACACTTCGTTGGTAAAACAATTATCAAGAACGACGGACAAGTCGGTTGGATAGACGGCGTTCTTGTTCAAGCCATGAAGCGTGGTGACATTCTTGTTATTGACGAACTTGATTTCGCAACACCAAAGATTATGCAACGACTTCAAGATGTTCTTGCTAATCGCACACTCACACTTGTAGAAAACGAAGGTGAAGTTGTTTATGCACACCCTGACTTCATGGTTGTTGCTACATACAACAATGGTTATCGTGGTTCACAGAAAGTAAATCAAGCAGTTCTTGACCGCTTCAAGATAAAGCAGATGTTTGATTACGATACAACTATCGAGAAGCAACTAATCAAGTCACCAACACTTCTACAATTAGCAGAACAAATGCGTGCAGATAGTATTCAAGGTATTTATGAAACACCTATCTCACTTCGTTTGCTACTTGCGTTCCAAGATTTATCAACTGAAATCAACTATGAGTTTGCAGTAGAGAACTTTCTCATGGGCTTCACAGTTGATGAACGACCAAGTGTGAAACTTCTTTTAGAAGCACACCGCTATAACCTAGAACAAGAACTAACAGGCGTTACTGCCTAAAGAAGTTTCAATCCAATCCGCAACAAAAAATCGAGAGGGAGTTATGACTACATTCATTCAAGAAAAAGAACACGAAGATAAGCAAGCAGAACAACTAAAGCGCAATCGTGTTACACGACTAGCAAGTGTGTTTGCAAGAGCGAACAGCGTTCTAACTGGTAAGCGAATTACAGTAAATGTTGTTGATAAGAAAGAACAGAAAGCACCTGCTTGGTCTAGCACTACCGAAGTGTGGTTGAACCTTGCCGAAATCAAAGATGATTTTTCTGCTCGTTCAATCACAAGTTTGCAAGGCTTGGACTTCCATGAACTTGCACACTTGCGTTACACACCACGCAACGGACACGCACTTCCAAAGTGGGTCAAAGAAAATAATTTATGGGAAGCGTTCAACTGCTTAGAAGATAGTCGTATCGAAAACTTGTTAGTCGGTTACTTACCAACAACAGCAAGTTGGCTTACTGCAACTATTACCGATTACTTGTTATCGGATACAAGTGCAATCGAAACTTCATTCCCACTAATCACAGGGCGCAAGTATCTTCCAATCGAGTTGCAACAGTTAGCAACTGATAACTACAAGCGACCACAAGACATAGATGAATTGTTTGACCTTGTATCTGAATACAACGGATTTATTTTCGAGGGTGCAGACAATGAAACTATTGAAAGAGCGCAACAAGTTATCAAGCGTTTCTCTGAACTCATTGACTTACTTCCACCACTACCAAATGAAGGTGGTTGTGAGTTCGGCGAAGGTAATGATGAAGGCACAACAACTATCTATCGTGTCAAAAATCCTAACGGACATAACGGCAGACCAACCGAAGGTTGGGAGAGCAGTAGCAATCGCCCTGCAAAGCGTTCAGAACAAGAACGCAACAAGAAAAATAGTGGTGCAGATACACCACGACCAAAGCGCAAAATAAAAATCGTTGATGTTGATAGCGTTGATGACATTCCAACTGGTGCAAAAGAAATTACACCTGCACCAACAGCAACACCAAGTAAGTCTGATGACTCTGACAAGTCTGATAACGAAGCAGAAGAAGTTTCGTTTGATGAATTGCAGTTTGATGATACTGATTACGAAGATGATGACTTCGACTTCGGTGATGATTATGTCGAAGCAGGTTCTAAAGAAGTTGTCGGTAATCAAAGTGGAACTACTGGTGACAACAATCAAGTTACAGATGTTCTCAATGATGTTATGAAAGATGTTGTTGATGAACTAGACAAGCAAGTCAATCAAATTGCAAAGCAGTTAGGTATCACTCTTGACCTAGACGGCGGTAATGCAGTTACACCAAAGCAAGCGAACTATTCAGAAGTAAATTGCCCTGCTGATTTAGTATTACTTGCTAAGTCATTCGGTAAAGAACTAGAGCGACTTCGTGCTAACTATGAACCTTCATGGGAAAACGAAGTTGATACTGGTCGCTTGAATGTAAATCGTTATTTGCAAGGTGAAGATTTCGATACTTGTTTCGACGAATGGCATGAAGGCAAGAATGATGTAACTGCAATCGAAGCAGTTATCTTGCTAGACAAGTCAGGTTCTATGTCAGGGCGCAACGCTGATGAAGCATACAAATCTATGTGGGCTATAAAGAAGTCACTAGAAAATGTAGAAGCACGAACAACAGTTGTTACTTTCGATTACAGCACCAATCTTCTTTATGGTGCTGATGATAAAGCAGGAACAACAATTCGTGACGGCGGTGCAAGCGGTGGAACTAATCCCGAAAATGCAATCATGTATGCAAAGCGTGTTCTTGCAGAAACAGATAAGCCAATCAAAATCTTATTCATGATTACTGACGGCGCATGGGATACAAAGGCTGGTGAAGAAGCAGTAAATCAAATGCGTAATGCAGGTGTTCTTACTTGCCAAGCGTATCTATCACAGCACGAAGAACGACATGACACTATCGAAAGTTATCGTCATTCATTCGAGTTGCTCACTCACATAAAGTCTGCAAAAGACATTCTCGTATTGGGTCGTGACCTAGTGCGACTTGCAATACAACGCAATCTAGTAGTGCGCTAAAGAAGTATCGGGGGCAGATAAATAAATCTGCCCCCGCAACAAAAAATTATTCAATCAAAGGAGAAACAAGTGAAACTATCAGAACTAACAGTAGGCACAGAGTATGCAGTTGTTCCAAGTTGGACATACAGTAATCGTTCTGCAAGAGATGTAGATACAGTTCGTGAAAATGATGTTGTTCGTGCAACACTTCTTGAACTAACTAAATACGAATACGAACCTAGCAATCGCAAAGCAGACTCAGGTTCATTCGTCAAAGCACAGACAGGCAATCGTTCAGTTGGTGTTCTTGTAAAAGCAACTGATAGCAACGGCAAAGATGTTTATTGGACTACACGACTTGCAGACATAATCGCACCATACGCAGTTCTTGAACCTAAGTGGTCGCAAGCAAATCAAGCAGAGAAAGAAAGAGAACGCATACAGAAAGAACAGCAAGAAAAAGTGTATGCACACAAGAAGAAGGTATCGGCAGAAGTAGAACGCTCAACAGGTTCAATCATTCAGACTTCTAAAGAACTTCTCGGTGCTGGAACTTATGTATCAGTAGATACAGAAGGTTACGACTTAGATTACAAAGGTGTTGTAAAACTTTCTATTTCAGAGTTCGAGGCACTTATTGAAATGGCATACGCAGGGAAGGATAACTAATGAAACTACAACTAACAGATGACCAATACTCGTTACTACTTCGTGCAGTTGGTAATGAAAAAGCAAAACTAAATCAAGGTGGGTTCTTCGCAAGCGCACACCTTGTTAGCGATTTACTTGCACACCTAAAGAACAATGTTGAAAGAGAGGAAAAATAAAATGGGTCAAGAACTATTAGATAAAACTGGTTACCAAAGAAAGCCACGCACTTACTATCACGCAGTAGCAACTAACGGCGCACAGGCGTTGCGTGGTAGTGGTGAAGATAGATACTCACACGCAGTTGTAATGACAACAATCAACTATCCAAAAGAACTTTCATGGGCAACCTTTCATGGAAGCGAACAACTTGCAAAGCGACAGATAACTTCTAATCGCAACTATCAAAAGCAATCTATTGAAGGTGGTTTTACTTACGGAAGCAATCGTGAGTGGGAAGTTGTGCCACTAAAGAAGATTAGTGCGAGAGAGTATCGTGCAATCAAAAAAGCAGATAGTAAAGCGTGTGATGAATACACAAAGAAGCAAGTGCAATTTTCAACAGGACTATTCGTAACAGAGGGAGAAGAAGTAAATGCCTAATACAACAACACACCGCAAAGGCGGTTCAAGAGGTGCAAATGGTTATGGTGAATACCAAGTGCGCTATGCAAGTGACAGACAGAAACAATTTATCAACAACCTACTCAAAACAAAAAAAGTTCCAAGTGAGTCTGACTTTACTGGACAGAGTTTAGATACTCTCAATGTTCAAGGTGCTAAAGACCTAATCACTTATTTACTTCAACTACCTAACAAAGCATGGATAGTTATTCCACCAACAGAGAAGCAGTTGCAGTTTGCACAGGCACTTGTAACTTCTAAAGAAGGTGGGCAAGGCTTACTTGCTAATGTTCTTCAATCAAGGGGAGTGCATGAACTATCACAACTAAGTCGTAGTGATGTATCTGCAATTATCAACTCACTAAAGTTAGTAAAAGACGCACCTATGAAAATCACAGAAGTAGGTGCTTACTTGTTAGACGGAACTATCTATTCAATCCGACAAGCAAGTGAGAGTAAGAAGTGGAGTGTATGGACATACTCTGATGAAGTGAAGAAGTATGTTCGTAATGATGTTGCAACTAAAGAGATACTAAAGAAGGTTGAACCTACTGACCGACTAACTCTTGAACTTGCAATCAAGTATTCGGCGCAAGTTGGTATCTGCGTTCATTGTGGTCGCACACTCACACTTCTAAAGAGTGTTGCAGGTGGCATGGGTGCAATCTGCGCCAAGAAGTATCACTAAAGGGGGAACTAAATGAAAGCAAGTAAAGCAGTTGAAATCTTTTCAGGTATGAACCCTGATGATGAAGTATGGATTACATACATGACTAAAGATGATGTTGCAGAGTCGTTCGAGAACCAAGACATGACAGATGAAAATGATAATCCTATTGACACTAAACCTTTCGTAACTAACAGCACAGTTGAAAGAGTTATGGGCGCACTAGATAATGACGATTATCTATGGGAAAGGTTCAACGATACTTTTACAGATATTTGCGTTGAAGTATTGAATGACCTACTACAAGAAGTAAAAGAAGATACAGAACTATGGGATACGGAAGGAGTATCAAATGAAAGTAAGTGAGTTACTAATACAACTACAAGATTATGACCCTGACACACAACTCATAGTTGCGTATTGGGATAAAGAATGTTTCGAGTCACTCAATACAGAAGAACGATTACTAACAGATAAAGAATGGAATGTAGTTGCACAATCGTTCAAGGTGCAATACAGCGACCAATCTTTAGGTGCAGACATAAGAACAGAGTTAGAAAATGCTATGAAGCATGAAGACATAGTTGCTAAAGAACTTATGGACAAGATACTTGCAGAACAACAAGCAACTTACGAAGAACAATTCTTGTGGGATACGCCCGCAACAAAAATTACAGGAGAACAAAATGACAACGCATAAAGTAATCGTAGGTAGTAAGCAAAAGAAGTCACAGTTGCAACTACCAACCGATACCGCAGACCTTCTAAAGACATTATCTATGACAGACCGCAAGGCTTATGTAAAGCGTTTATGTCTAGCAGGTTGGACTTACCAATCAGTTGCAGATGTGTTCAAGGTAAGCAGACAGGCTATTGAACAGTATCTAAAGAAGGTTGATGTTGCTAGTGATTATGTGAATGGATTACCTATTCCCGAAGTGCCTAGTGACCCTATCTATAAAGTGCAACGACAAGAAGTAGATAGTGTTGTTCTTTTAGAACTAAAAGAACTTCATGCCAAAGCAAGGTTAGTTCGTGGCAAAGGTAAAAAGTATCGTCACGAAGCAGAACTCTTTACAAAACTTGCATGGGAACAGACACAGCAAGGTGTAAGTGTTTATTCTTTAGCAAAATCTTTAGGTGTTACTCATGGCGCATTGTTATTTAGGTTCGTGCGTTATGGCTACGCAACAAGTGATAGTCAATCAAAAGTATTTCGACAACTAACTAACAGGGAGATAATTACAAATGGCGATACAGGTAATTGAATTAGGTCAAGCAACAATCTCGCACAACTGGGAACGCATAGAGTTTAGTGTTGCGCTACCCGACATGAGCCAACCAATCATTATGGCTATGCAAGGTGGGTTCTACTTTGACAGCACAACTAATAACTGGGCAACAAGAAAAGACAAAAAGAAGTTTCGTCTAACAGGACTTGATTACAAGTTAGATGAAGGCGTTATTCTTCTTGAAACACTAAGGGGTAATTTTTTTACCAAAGCAAATCGTGTAGGTGCAAGAGAGTCATGGATACGACAGATAGACCAAGAAACGCTAGACCAAATCCCTGATGAACTTCACACACTTGCGAGAGAACACTTCGCTAAAGAACTTACACCCTTGTTGCAAAAGATTATTGACACAGGGTTGGTGGTGAAAGCAAATGCCTAATTGGTGTTACTCGCAACTAACAGTTAGTGGTGAGCCAAAACAACTTCATAAGTTTCTAAAAGAAGTTGAACGCACACCACTAGAGGGAGAAGCAGATAGTCACAATGAAGCAAGTAAGTTAGCGTTCAATCGTATTATCCCAATGCCTAGCGAAATGTGGGTAGATGAAAAATGGTATGAATGGCGTATTGCTAATTGGGGAACTAAGTGGGAATGTGGTATTGACTACGACACCACAAGCGAATGGGAAAGTGGTGAGGTTCGGTTTGATTACCGAACAGCATGGTCACCACCTGAACCAATCATGCAAGCACTTACAAAAAACTATCCTAAACTTCTTTTTCGTTGGACTTACCATGAAGAAAGTAATGAATACTGGGGTGATGTAACAGGAGAAAAAGGTAAGTTCATAATCAACTATGACGGAGAGTTTCGTGGTTGTGAAGATTACGAGCAGTTCGGATTATCTCACCACGAATGTTATAGGTGTGAAAACTATTACGAGTGCAAAGAGATAGTAGAAGTAGGAGATGAACACCCTATCTGCTGGAGTTGTAAAGAAGAAGAAATAGAAGCCGATAAAGAACTATGGAATACAGAAACGGAAGTAATAACAAATGGCACAGAAGCACTATCTAATTGAACTCACAACGGAAATCGGTGTGGTAGTAGATGATAAAGAAGTATCCGCAACAAAAACTATGTATCAAGTCGTCATGGACAAGGTGCAACTAAGTCTTGATAATCAAGACCTGAATGATAAAGACTATCAAATCAAGGTTCTAGGAGAGGGGAAGTAAATGTATTTAGATACAGGCACACTCATAGGTATAACTATTGCACTAGCAAGTTCATGTATTGTAATGGTTATCAGTATTAGAGAGCATGGCAAGTTGCTAAAGAAAGTTCGTGACTTGCAAGTAGCACTAAGAGATGAAAGGAGAAAGTAAATGGGGTATGTATCCATGAGAAGGATTACACCTAATGACCGCATTGAAACTTGCGATAATTGCGAGCAACAAGGCGTTTATGCAAATGGTAAAGAAATCAAAGATAGCAGTAACACCGAAGTAGTTATGTGGTTCTGCTACAACTGCGTAGAAAAATAACTAAGGGGATAAATGCCTAAAAGAACAAAGGTGTGTATCGGGTGTTTCTATCCGCTACCACTAGATAAGTTCAACAAGCACACGCAGGGTCTTTACGGCAAGAGAGCAAGGTGCAAAAAGTGCCAAGCACTCTTGCGTAAGGGTTCAGTTGAAAGAAGTAATAAACGCAAAGCCCTACTAGAGCAAGGTAAGCGACCTTGTAATGGTTGTGGCAAAGCAAAGCCGTTATCTGCCTTCCAACCTAAGATACAAGCCAATGGTAAAGAAGGTTGGGAAGGTAAGTGCAAGCCTTGTGTATCTAAACGCCAAAAGACTAATCATGCGTTTAGAAGATTAGACGCAAGAACTTATGTGTTCAACTATCTAAAGAAGCACCCTTGCGTGGATTGTGGTGAGAACAATGTGTTAGCACTAGAGTTCGACCATGTTCATAGCAAGAAGTTTGATGTTGGCACAGCACTTATGAATAACACAACTCTTGATTTACTAAAGAAAGAGATAAAGAAGTGTGTTGTTCGTTGTTCTACTTGTCACAGAATAAAAACACATTTAGAAATCAACTCATGGCGTTTTCAGTTTGCCTTAGAAGATAAAGCAACTAGCCGTAAGGTGAAAAGCACCAAGCAATACAAATCACTAAAGAAGGTTGCATAACTTCTTTAGCAACCAAAGGGGGTAGGTAGCCAATCGGCTATCTGCCCCCTTTTTTTATTTTCTCAACACGCTTATCAAGGTTTGCTAAGTTACTCACCAGTAGGTATTGTTCTATTCCTAGCGCAAAGGGGGCGAACAATGGCGTATGTAATCAAGCGTGGTAGCCGTTTCACAGGCTATTACAGACACGCAGACACAGGCAAAGCCAAATCGGTAGGCACATTCCCAAGCAGGGCTAAAGCACTACAAGCAGGGCTATTGGCAGAAGAAGGTTCGCTTGATGTTCTGCCCGAATACCAAGATACAGTTGCAACTTATGTTGAACAACTTATGAAACGAAATGATGTCCGACTAGCAACCAAAAGACACTATCTCATTCTTCTAAAGAAGTATGCCTTGCCAGTTATCGGCGGCGGAAAAGTCGCAAGCATAAAGAAGCAACAGATACGCAAGATGTTTGACACCCTGCAATCCGAAGGGGTAAGTCCAAGCACAATCGCACACCTCAAAACTGCCCTAAGTTATCTTTTTAGGCAAGCAGTTGATGATGAGGTAATCCAAGTCAATCCAGCACACCGCATAAAGACACCTACAAGCAGACCAGACCCGACCTACACGCTAGAGGCTAAAGACTTCTCAAAAGTTCTAAAGAAGTTACCCACAGAAGGCTCACGCTTGTTCGCTAGGTTTCTCATAGGCTCAGGACTCAGGTTCGGAGAAGCCACAGAACTAAGGGTCAAAGACTTCAACTTTCAATCTAAAGAAGTCTATGTTCGTAGAAGTGTAAGTGATGTAGGAAAAGAACTAAACAATGGAGAAAGATTCTTAGTAGTTCCCGCCACAAAAAACGGGCATAAGCGCACAGTAACCCTAAGCACAAGCCTTGTAGCCGAAATCAAAGCCTTTGTCATAGCAAAAGCCCTATCAAAAGACGAACTAGTCTTCTCGAAGCACCTGGTTGTAGATGAGGGTAGAATAAATGTCCCAAGCGAAAGCAAAGGGAAGCCCTACAAGGAAGGAAACAAGACCTTCCAACACGCCACAGCGTATTCATACAATGTTGGTGGGTGTAGGTGTAATCAATGCAAGCAAGCGGTAAAGGAATACCGCAGTCAATACAGAAAGGACAAAGCGAAGGGCAAAGGTGAAAGCCTTAGCAGAAGCCAAAGCAATAGCAGAAGCAATAGCAGAAGCGAAAGCAATAGCAGAAGCGAAAGACATTTACCTCGTGACAGGTGGAGAACCACTTGGAACGAAGCCATAACCCAGTCAGGTATTGGTTGGTATCCCAAAACGCACGACCTTAGACACGCTAACGCCACTCTTCTTTTGAAGGGGGGAGTAGATGTTCACGAGGTCAAAGAGCGTTTAGGTCATCAGTCAATCACAACGACGGAAAGGTACTTACACCGAATCCGTCACCAGCAGTCAAAAGCAGCCGAGGTTGTCAATGACTATTTGGAGTAGTGAAAGATGAAAACACTAAATAAAATAAGGGTGGTAATAGGCGGAATAGCCTTATTGCCACTAATGCTGGGAGTTATGGTGGGTGTAGCAACACCAGCCATAGCACCAACAAAAGCAGAAGCAATAACAACTCAACAGAGCAAGCAAGTTCGCATACTTGCCAAGTATGTAAACGCCGACAGTTTGACTGACGCACAACTCATAGAGTTATTGAGCGCAGTTGGCTTCAAAGGTCAAGACCTAAAAGAAGCATGGGCTGTCGCAAAGAAAGAATCACATGGTAATCCGCTATCTCACAACGGTAATCGCAAGACGGGGGATAACTCCTTTGGTCTATTCCAAGTAAATATGCTTGGTTCAATGGGTGCAGATAGACGAGATAAGTTCAATTTGGCTTCTAATGCTGAACTGTTCAACCCTGTGGTCAATGCCCAAATCGCTTATCACATGAGCGGTGGAGGTAAAGATTGGAGCGCATGGAAGGGAGTCAAAACCAAAGCAGTAAAGTTTTGGATGACAAAGTTCCCTTCTAAGCAAAAATCGTAGCCAAAGCAAAAGCAAAAGCCATAGCAATAACAGGTGCATAAAGGAAGCCCCATCAGAAATGGTGGGGCTTTCTCATTTATGGTAAAGTGAAAGCCTTAGCAGAAGGGAAAGCAATGGGAGCAAAAAAGAACCAACTAAAAATTGATGCTGCTTTAGCCGCAAGACAAGCAGCACACAAGGGCCCTGGGGGTAAGTTACCTGGCTCAAGAAACAAAAAGAAGACTGGATACCAAAAGGTAGCGTCTATAAAGAGTAAGTAAAAGAAGTCATAGCCCCGATAGCACATAACTATCGGGGTTTTTCTTTATCATTGGAACATGCCAAGAGCAACTTCAGAAGAGATTTCCTACGCAACACGAGTAGGGGCAAAAAACGAACTTCCTAACGGCGATGTAACACATGTAAGCCGTCACCCTAATTCTAAAGACCATGTAATTCGAGTTCGTTCTCGTAAAGGCGTTGTCATGGAAGCAACAGTTCACCATGAACCTCTTGACGTAGTTACAATGCGCCAAAAGAAAGAAGCGGGAGCAGCCAAAGCAAAAGCAGATAGAAGTGCCGCTAATCAAAAGGCTCAATTAGCAAAGAAGCGCTTACGCACTCCTCCGCCAAAGAACAAAAAGTAATTAAGAGTTATCTTTAATTAACTTTACTTCGCAAGCATCAGTTGTGCAGTAAGCCTCACCAATAGCATCCGCAGCCATACCTGCATAAACACCGCTGAAGTCAATAGGAAACAACTTCATTGTGTAGTCCTCATACTCTTGAGCAGTAATATGTGTGTAAGGCATCTGAGGATAGACATGGTTACCCATAGGCAAGAAAGAGATTGTCTTTAGTTGTCCGTCGTACATGTGAAGCACAGGTTCAATGTTCTCTGCTTCTTTCTCTGCGTCAAAGGTAACTGTTACTGATACAGAGTTATCTGACCAATAGCGTTGAGCCGCAGCAGCAAGTGCTACCTTCTCATAAATAGTTACATCCTTCTCTGCACGCTTTGCGTCAGTCTCTACAGGGAAGAACACAACGCTTGTAGTGTCAGGTGATTCAGCAGCAGGTTCAACCCTATATTGCGCCATTCCAAATAGCGGAAGCATTGGGTCAGAGTTTGCAAAACGAATAGCACGAAGGAAGTGCTTACCACCTGATGCCCAGTGAACTCCAGGAGATTCACCAGCAAGGATTGAAACTGTTCCCGATGGCTTTACAGTTGTAGTCTTGATTGATTCACGAATGCCAAGCCATTCAGAGTAACTCACATCGTAACCTTTAATAACTCTGTAACCTTCATCCATCCATGTACGAAGTTGTGACCAACCATTGTTATCTGCAAAGTTTGCTACACCAGAGATTGAAGTTCCAATACGGCGGTTACGTTGCATGATGGCGTTAGTCTCTTGCCAGTGAGTAGGAATAAGAGTCACAGTCTTTGCGTAAAGATAAGCAAATTTAAGTGTTCTCTTAAAATCTTCTAATGAGTCATGGCGATTCAAGTATGTCTCAACCAAAGTACAGCACTCGTATGATTCAAGTGATTGTTCTGCACAAGGGTTGTAGCCTGCAATGCGCCAGTCTTTGTTGTTGATTGGGTCTGCAAGTCGTCCGTATTGACGAGATACATCCATCCAAATAACTCCAGGTTCACCGTTGCGAGCAATGCCGTCAATGATTGGTGACAAGTCTTGACCTACAGATACCTCAACAGAGTTATTAGACATCCACCC